CACTAGTAATGTAGTTGTTAATACCTCCACCAATAACACTATTGGTTGAGCCTTCTAATATATTACCTGTTCCACCACCAATAAAAGAATTGTGTGATGAATCAAGGATCTTATTGTTAAGGCCACCAACAATACTAGCGTAGTTTGAACCTGTAATTTGTAAGCCTGAACCAGCTCCAATAAAGTTGAAATCAGCAGAATTGCTTCCAGAACCAGAAATAATATTTTGAGTACCAGCTACGATACCATCGTAATCTCCAAAAATTTTATTTTGAGTACCAAGAAGAATAGCAGATGCATATGAGCCGACTTCATTGCTATCTACATATTCGTCGCAGCTTGGCGATTGACCAGAAACAGCGAAGATAAATTTATTGGCAGAGAAAACCATTGAGCTTTCACCCTCAACATTCCTTGTGTAAATAGAAGCTCTTCTTCCTAAATCTATCTCTTTTCCGGGTGAAACATATACACCTTCGGTGAACTGACCTTCTGTATAAAACTTAGCCTCAGAGCTTTCGTTAATTTCAAATAAAGTTGTTGGGGTTTCTGAACTCCCATCACCACACTCTTGAAGCTGAACAGTGCTTCCTTTTAACTTTAAAACTTCTCCACAAGTACCAATAGTGGTTGTACTATTGGTTGTTATGTTTCCTCCGATTGTTAAGTCACCTGTGATCTCAGAAGAGCCAACTACAAAACCCGTTGTTGAACTATTTCCTACGTTAAGTACTTCGTCAAGATTTTGATTACCTCCAATATCATCATCAGTTGTTAAGTAGCGTCCTGTTACTAATGGTTGATGTTTTACTATGTGCGGTCCTAATGTTTGGACTGTGCCAGCTCCAATAGCACTAAAAGGTTTAACGTGAATATAGAAAGGCTCTTCGTTTGGAAATGCTGATTCAGGAATCTCAAAAGATTGAGACGTAGCGTTTAATAAGTCTCTTGAAAATACAGCTTTGGTATTTAGTGCTGGATCGTAATCGTCCGAAGATGAAGAAATAAAAACCTCTAAGTGATCATACTTAGTATACGTTGGATCATTTTGAAAATCAAAAGTAACTGATAGACCACCTGTTTTAGATGTTGAATTTACATTTGTTTTTGCCCAGCTTGAAGCTGAGTCGTAAGAGTATGTTCCAGAATGGTCTTGGACCTCCACCCCTGAAACCTCAAGAAGGTTACCGCTAAAAGAAAGTAGTGATACATGCTCGTTGGAAGACCTATCTACCATCGAGACTCTAATCTTAAAGTCTTTCTCGTAGTTGTTAAAAACTTTTATGTTATCAGACTCAGTAAAAGTAATAGTTGGAGACTGATAGTTCTCTAAGAAATTAGCATATGCAGTGGTCCCATCTTTGTTTAAGATATCAACATTAAACTTAGTAACATATGGGTTTCGCAAAAAATCCTCCCTACTAAGAATGGTATTACCAGCATTATCTTCTGGACCTAATGTGATTGTCACATTTTTATCCAAGTGAACCCCCGAAAAAAATGCGGTTTCATCACTCGAAACAAAAAGATCTGTAAATTCTGATAAGGCCATATTATCTAATGTTGATGGAAGTTATTATAGGATTGTCTCGGATTTCTAATTCCTCATATAAGAAAAATGATTTTACTGTAGAGTATTCGGAATCAATCGTTTTATTACTGGTTGAAGAATCTCCGACAGCTTTTACACTTAAAGCGTAGTTACCAACTGCAACTAAATTATCAAATTTCACACCCGTTCCTGCGATTCCTGTTGTGACGGTTGATGTGCTTGGGTATCTAAGAATTGCTTCATAGCTGGAAGCGTCTGTTACCTCATCCCAGCTACCGCTGATATAAAAGGTTGTTGACTCTGTTCCTGCTCCAGTTGTGAGAGAAAGGTTTTGAGGCGCACTTAATGTAGTGTATGTAGTATCACCAATCGTGGTCTCGACATTGTAGTCATATGTATTTTCTGTTTGTTCAATAGAAATATTATCTTCGATTAGCTTAAACTTGCCTGTTTGGAACTTAGCTGCTGAAACAAGATATTCATTAGGACTCTGCTCTCTAATAGAATCAATTTTATAAAGAGTATTATCTACACTCTTCAAATCAAATCGATAAGGGCTACCCAATTTAATAAATTGTAAATAATCGGGATTATCAAACCCACTCACATAACTAAATCCATTTCCATTACCTGTGTCTCCAGTAACAGTTAATTCAATAATTTGTGGCTGTTCTGCATTTAAAACAATCTCTGATTCTAGAATACCTCTTGCTCCTAATTCATTAAGATCTCCACTAAAGAATCCTGAAATGTTTTCTGTTGTGGACCCTCGTTTATCTGAGGCTGAACTATTATAATTTACGATAACACCTGTGTTCAACTGAAACAGAGTTTGAATACCTGTTGATTGAGCTATATAATCCCTATCTGCTTCTTCAAGGCTGGTTGCGAATGTCCAACCTGTATAACCTGTGCCGAAGTATAACATGTTACCTCCGGCTCCTGTATACAAGGCGTACTCAGAGAAAGTGGTCAGCTCTTCAATGTTGGAATCTGTATAACCATCCCTGTATCCTGAGAAATTATATAGACCAGTATAAGCATTAAAGTTGGTATCTGTTGGCACGCCAGTGATAGTGAAAGTGTCAGTTCTGACCCTCTTCACATTAGCTACATCATCTAAATCAGAAATAGAACTAACACCTGTTGGGTTGTAAACAGTTAAAACACCTGTCATTGTAGAACTGTCCCAAGGCCCACTTAACTGAATATATTCATTATCAACATCAACACTAAGAATCTTACCAAAGTTTGATTTTTCATTTTTTAAATCATCGTCAACAATAATAAGATCGCCGGGCTGACAAAGCAACGCTTCCAAACCGGAGGTGAATGCGACTCTCTGGTTTTCTTTGATTGTTCTGTGGATCAAATGCTGACCAATTCTTCTAGCCATAGCTCTTGATGTCACGCCCATTCCATCAACCCTCTTCTTAAAAATGCCGCGACTACGAATATCCTCTTCGTCTTCAACAACCTCTACTTTTGGGGTGAAGTTTTCAAACCTATCTAAGTAGGAAACCTCAACGGTGTTGAATTGCTGATCTCTTCTTAAATTAGAATAATTAAATGCCCCATCTTTAACATTATTATTATTGAATGTTGCAATTGGCGATTTGACCCTTTCATCAGTAAATGAAACTTCTGAAGCTCTAAAGAATGTTTGACCCCTAAATAGTTTTGAAATCAACTGAATCGAATCAAAAACTTTCTCATCACTCTTAAACATAATGTTACAAGAGTATCTTGGTTCCAATCCACCTCTACCATCTGGGACACCTTCAAAAATACCATTAGAGTCAACAGCATCACAAAATCTACCTACTTTATAAAGCTCCCACTTATTGATATCTTCTGGCTCCACATATCTACCTAAGCCATACCTTTTGTTTGTTAAGAGATCATACAAAATCCAAGCTGGGTTATCAGTCCAACCCTCTTTGAATTCCCCGTCCCAATCTCCACGGTAAATTTCTTTGCTTTCCTCTGAAGCTGTATCGAACTCTGATTTTTTATCGTAATACCTTTTATCTTTTTTGAAACCATATTCTTCTGTTGGGAAGTAATTGTTTGGTATCTGAACCAGTTTAAGTCTAGCGTCAAAAGATCTTTGGGGGGTTGATGAGAAACTTTTTGAATCTATTTTCGTCCCAACAATAGCTGAGAAAGGATAAGTGAGATTAACCGGAATGATTTCTGTCACCTTATAAAACGACAAACTCTTAGAAATTAAGACAGAAAATGTTTCGGTTGATAGTTTAGAAACTCTAACATATCTTTTTTCTGGAGCTTCATAAACATTATTGCTTGAATAGCCCCTTATTCTTGGTAATGGAAAAGGTGTTGATAAATTTGCATTACCATCTAGATTATCAAAGTCTCTAATATGCCTGAATTGTTCTGGAGAGTCTGTATTACTTGGGTTACCAATATCAATTAGAGTCGGGCTTTCAATCAAAGCCGCGACCCTATAAGTCTTTGTTAAGGTTGGTTGCAATGCTCCATCAGAAAGAATTTTACCAACTTCAATTTCAACGTTCATAATTGCTGGTAGTTTGTCACCAGCTTTGAAATCAGAAGCTTCCGTACCGTATTGCTTCTCTACGGTATCAAAAAGAGAATCAATCCTAAGAGTAACAAATACCTCTGAAACATTTGGGTTATGAATTGTATATGTTATTGGAGAAGCCTTCTCCTCTAAAAGATACTGTTTATTTGTTGAGTTCCAAGATGAGTAATCTTGCTCAAATTCTGTTCTTGCGTTATCGTTACTACCCTCGTTTGTAGGTAAACCATTTTGAAGGGTTATAGAACCTTCTGGTCCATCATACCCAACACCATCCATAGCCAAAGAATCTTTTTTGTCATTTGTGTTTCTCTTGATTCTTTGTACTTGCCCTGTTGATTTAAAAGGTCCGTACACACTCTTATCAACAACTTTATCAATATGAACTTTATTAAAGAACCTAAAAGGCTCTTGTTGTTCGTATCCATTTCTAGCCTCAATTAGAACATTGTTATAATTGTATTTTGATCTATCATCAAAACTATTTGTTTTTTGAGTGATATTTAAATGCGTGACCCTTTTTAAATCTTTAAGAATAGAAAGTATATCTAATGAAACCGTTTTTGAAGCTTCGCTTTTTGGAGTAAACTCTGAATAATTCTTTTTTATAAAGATAAAAGCCGCTCCAAATATATCGGTAGAAGTTTGAAGATTACCGTTATTATCACAAACAGGAAATAACAAATCTATATAAGATGAGCTTTTATAAATGTTTGCATCTTTAGTTCCTCCTTCTGTAGGTACTAATGATACTTCTTTAGCGTTTGAAAATTTTACAGCACCAACACTACTTAAAATATCTCTCTCTGGATAATAAATAGCCATGTAACCAGCTCTCCAGTTGTTACTAAAGAATCTATCATATAGCTGCTGTGCAGTTTTTTCGTGCTTCCAATCATAAGAGCCAAAAACTTTATCCATTTTGGCCTCTATCATATCAGTCATGAAAGTATTCCCGGCTGCCTTGTATCTTGACCAAGCGCCTAGAATTTTTTGAAAGAAAGAAGCTCCAGATTTACCTCTTTTATAAGTTATATCTTCACCTAAATCAATATCTGATGCGTCATCAAATTTTTCAGCAAAAAAGTAATCCGCTACATAACGGAATGATGAAGGAGTGTACCTCTTTAGATTGAAGCTGGAATGGTTGTCCCTGACGAAACTGACAAAGAAATCTGAATTATCTATTGTGCTATTATTAGCAAACAACATAGAATATTGGTATCTAATATTCTTATGATCCTCCTTTATTCTGAAAGATTTACTGTTTTGAATAAATCTTACATCTTCGGTAAGATATTCTTTATCAATATCATCAAATACTTTTTGCCCCCAATTTGTTTTTTCGGGTTTAAATTGAAAATAAGGATCATACCCTTCCACCAAATTAGAAAATGTAACTTTAGTGCGAAGACCTGATGACCTAAAAGCATCTGCATATTTTAGCGATTCTGATACTGAAGCTCCACCTTTATTTTTGGTATTTAAATTGGAAAAAGTAGTTATTGCTACAGATTTACCGACAAACTGATCTGATGAAGTTTCAGTCTCTTCGTTAAGCTCTTCTTCTGGAGCTATTGATACCGCTGTTCCATCTAAATATATCCCTCTTGACAGAGCTGATTCGTGTAAAAGATTACCTTTTGGATCTACCAAACCTTCAATTGGTCCATCCGATATCAAATCCAAAGTCTCAATATAGCTAAACGAAGCCCCAAATTGGAAATCGCCAATTTTAGGAGGTGATAGAACCGCAGGTTTAACCGTTGGTTGTTTACCAGCTCCGTATAACTTTTTCTTTTTGGATAAATGATTCATATTAGGATGGTGCTGCGTCAGATATTTCTACTGCGTATTGTGAATTACGTGTATCATCTTCCCTATAGAATTGATTGTGCTGCATTCCGTCTACAGAATGCACCGTCTGCGGCAGTGA